GCCCGTCGCCCGCATCCCCGGCCTGCTGCCCGGCCTCTGCCTGCTGGCCGGCTTCCGGCCCGCCCTGCTGGCCGCCGGGGGCTGCCCCTGCCTCCTGGCCGTCTGAAATAAAATCAGAGGCCCTGGCAGGCTCACCACCGGTTCCTGCCGGAGTGCCCCCATCGCCGCCGCCATCGCCAAATGACGGCTCAAACTGGTCCACTTCCCGGTGGATCCCGGCCCAGATCCTGGCAGTCTTCTTGTGGTACTCAGGATCATCGGGATCAAGCTCATCAACAGCCTCCGCAGCTTCTTCATATTTTTGCTGCAAAAACTCATCGCGCTGGCGGGCAGCCTCCATATCCCGCTGTTTTTTTGCCTCAGCGCTGCGCTGCTCTTCTATCTGCCTGCGAAGGCGCGCATTTTCCTGCTCGGTACGGGTCGTGCGGGACATCAGATTTGCATAGGCCCGCTCAGCCTCGGTCTGGCTTTTATATTTAAACCGGGCAGCCTCGCCCCCCTGCTGGTCTTCTTCCTTGCCGGTGGTCCCGCCATCTGCCGGGGCGGCATTGTCAGAGTTTATGCCAGCACTATTGTCAACAGGTGCATCCTGGCTGCCGGAGTGGTCCGCGCCCTGGGCGTTATCGTCATCTGATTCCGGTAAAAAATCACCGCGATATATCTCAAACTGATCATATCCGGTCATAATATCGGCATCAGATGACGGACCCATGCCCGGGTCCTGCTGCTGCGGCTGCGCCTGCTGACTGTTATCTGCACTTCCTTTCATAAAAACCCCCAATTAAATCAAAGATATCCGCCCGCAACCAGCTTATCGGTAGCTATTTTTGCGAGATTTTTCCTTTCGTTTAGCTCCCGGCACATCTCCACATAGGCAAAGCATTCAGGATCATCTGCTAAGATCTCGCCTATCCTGCGGAAAAGCTTTTTGTGGATCATGGCCCGAAGGGCCTCTGCCGCATCAGAGCTCACCGTCTCAGACATGGCCGCCTGCTGCTTTAAGCGCGCAGCCTGCCTCTGGAGATATTTTTTTTTCTGCCCTGCCTCCACCTGCTCGGCCGGCCGGCCGGAAACAGGGTCAATGGATGCCCCCAATGAAGATTGCATTAATTATCCTCCCTGCGCCTGGCCCTGGGTCCTGCCGCCTGACACGGCAGCCACAGCCGGATCCATGGGCGCGCCCATGGGTTGTGACTGCTGCACGGCAGACGCCTGTTCTGGGCTTACGATAAGTTTTTCATCCTTTAAATTAGTTCTGGCCTCATAGGCCTTTAAGGCTTTATACCTGTCAATAAACGGAGCCCATGTAGGATCTGATGCCATGGGAAAGACAACAGTGGTAAGATGCCGCAGGGTGTCTGTTTCCTTTAAAAGCTCCTGCATGCCGGATATGGAAAAACTGCCGGTCAAAGACGGCAGTTTTCCGCCCATATGGTTAACCGCCAGGGCAATATCTTCGGGCACCTGTAAAAGCAGTTCTGCCGGCTGGGCAAAATTTTGGAGCACGTCCACAATGGCATCTAAAATCTTAACAGCCCCGTCTTCCAGATTGGCCCCCATCAGGCCGAAAACTCCCATGGCCTGGTCTAAGTTCTGGGCGGCTTCCCTGGCTGTTATCTCCTTCCGCCAGCCCGGAAGGCCCTGGACAGCATCTGTTACAAAAGAGCCCCGCTGAAAATTCTGGTCGTGATACTGCAGGTTGGCTAAAATAGAATTGGTGGAATCATGGCGCTCCACAGTTCTTACCACCTGCTGGCCTGATACCGTGTCCCGGGTCAGATACTTTTTGCCCGGCCAGTCGTCAATATCTTCCGGGTCAATTAACCCGTGCACATTGATCTCAGTCGGCGGGTTTACAATGAATTTCAACCCGTCTTCATGCAGGCATAAAAGGTTGCTCATAGACTCCCACAGGCTTATCACACCCTCTAAAAGCCCCCGGCCGCCGTGGGATAAAACATCTGGCATGGCAGAAAAAGAAATCCCGGGCCAGCGCAGACGCGAATACGGCTTTTGCTTGGGTGTTTCAATCATTCTTCCGGCTGCAACAGAATAGGTGCCGTCTAAAAGCACCTCTCCTGATGGGGATAAAATTGTGCCCCAGAACTCAGAGGTTAAAAACATGCGCCGGAATTTTGATCTGTGCCATATCTGGCCCCGCCTGTGGGCCAGGGCCTCTTTGGTCATAAACGGGTTTTCAGGGTCTTCCCTGGCAACGTCTTTTATCCGGGCAACGTTTTCATATTTGCCCGCAGCCTCACCCCTTTGCAAAACATGGTAGTCAAGCCATTCCTGGTGGATCCAGTAAAGCCCCCCCTGGGGATTTCTGGGCGGGGCGTCCGGGTCCCGGTAAATCTTCCAGGGCTCCACCAGCTCCAGTGACAGCCCTGATGCAGAAGAGTATTTAGGGATAACTTCCATGGACTGGCCCACAGCCAGGGCCATGACAGTGGCGTCTGTAAATTTTGTAATAAAATTGGCATGCCGCTTGTCTAACTGCCGCTCTAAAGTCTTTTGCCAGAAGGCCTCAGACAGCTTGTCAGACTCATTTTCAATGGTGAGATATTCCGGGGAAAACGCCTTTTGCACCGCAGCCGCACCGTACATCACAGAGGCAAACGGCTTGGGGATTTTAACCCGGCTCTGCCACTCTTCTTTAAAGCGGTAGGACTCAGGCTCTTTTTCCTTAAACGTTCGCCAGCAATCGTTTTGCACCTCCCGTATTTCCTGGTTGGAAGCATAGGAAGTGTCCACACAATCCTGGAGGAAATCCACAAAATGCTTTTCATTTTCCGCACTATAAGCCCCGGCTGCCTCCTGGCGCTCGTCTAACTCTTTTGGGTCCATGCCTGCGGCCCTGGCCTGTCTTATGCGCGCGTAACTGTCGCGCAGCTCGTCAAACGCCTGGTTTTCAATGCCGATTTCAGCCATTTCTAAGATTTGCCTCCCTGGCTATCATAGGACCTGCGGCCCTTTTGGTGCTCGTAAATCCGGTCATCCATCCTGGAAACCTGCTGGTTCATGGACTCGTGCAATGCCTCCAGGCGCCCCACAGTGGTTGAAAAAGAGCCCACCGTGGTTTTAAGCTTTGAGAGCTGCTGGTCAAACCTGGAAAAATTGTGGTCCCCCCGGGTAAGCCTCTGGGCTATGTTTTTCTGGCACTCTGACTGCTCGGCCTGGATGCTTGCTATTTTCTCCGCATGCTGCCTTTCGGTTTTTTCTGCAGCAGAAATCCTGTTTTCATGCGCCTTAATAAAATAGCCCGCCACAACAACCCCCAAAGCAACGATGCCCTCTGCAATCCATTCCAATGCCACCCCCGTTGGCTTATAGCCCAGCCCCGGGTGAAAAAGGAAATATCCGGTCAAAGTTTTCCCGGTATTGCCTTGACACCCCGCCAGCCTTCCAGTCTGAATAACGGGCCGGACAGCCGGCCATGCACCCCGACACATCAGGCTCACCGTCCCACCCCTGCGGGTGGATCGTTTCTGCCCCGCAATCCTTGCATTTGAAAATCTTTGTGCCCTCTTCGTAAGGCCCGCCCTTTTGCATCTCCCAGTAACGATCATAAAACGCCAAATTCTCACCTCTTTAACCTACATCCCGGCAGCCATGCGGCCGCCCCGGCTGCTTGAATAAGAAAGAGCCCTTGCCATGCGCTCCCTCTGGCTTATTTTTCTTGCGCCCCTGTTAATGCCGCCGATCTGCTCAAAGGGGAAAATCGTAGAGGCCATATATAAAAAAGCATCCCCGGGGTGTGAAAACTGGTCTTTTACCGGGGTGTTTCCGATAACATGGCCGTTGTTATCCACCTTCCAATGCCAGCCTCCGTTTAGGGCTCGGTGGAGCAGATAGGCGCTTTTAGACAATATAATCAATGGCCTGCCGTCAGTGGCAAGCCTTGTAAATGCAGTTGTAACCGGGTCAATTCTTGGCTGCCACCTGGTGGGGCCGGGCTCAAACCTGGTGCCTAAAAGCTGCTCAATAACCCTGGCAGCACTGGTGGCAGTAGTGGACTGATCAGGAGTCCTGGCCGAGGGGTCGCCTATATCGCGCCATTCATGAATTTTATCTGCATACTTGGGCGTTTTTAAAAGGGGCTTTACCTTCATCTCTGTCAGCTCGCGCACACCCACGTTGGTGTCCACGCACACGTCATGGATAATCAGCCGGCCCGGGGGAATGTATTGGCCGATAATACAGGCAGGGGAATGAAAAGCATCCCAGCCGCGCACTCCAAGACCGCCCGGGACCACGTCAAGCTCGGTGTCATCACAGAAGTGGGTTTCAGGATTATAGGTGCGCACAACAGCCTGGCCCTTTGATACGGAAGCTGCCCGGCCTTCCACATATCTTGCATACTTGCCGGGATCGTGCTTAAAGGCTGCAATATTTGCAGCCCGGGCCAGCTTGTTTAATTTCTTGTTCTCACCCCGGGGGATCCTGAACAGCTTTTTTATAATCTCAGCGCCCGTGTCAGGATCTTTTGCCAGCACATCAGGGCCATGGGCAACCTCTTCTGTCCAGTGGTCCTCATCTGCCGGGTTCTGGGTCACCTGAACGCGCAAAATTGTGCCGGCCTGCCTTGCGGCCCGGGCAATGGACATATCAAACACTGCCCGTGGAAGACCGGCGTTGGCCTTTTCTATAATAGGAGCAGGTTCCTCAAGCCAGATCAGGGCATACTGAGGCCCCTGCAATTTTGATAAGGATGCGGGGTCATCAATGCCAAATAAGTCCACCTCCACCTTGGGAGAGGAATGTATGACCATTTTTTTATAATCATCATGGAGGGTTACAAGGTTTCTTAAAATCTCCTTGATATCAGGAGCAGTTGAAATCTTGATATTCTGGTGGGTATCGCGGATAAGGGCAGCACGGATATCCCGGCCGCACCTCTGGGCATGGGCAATAAGGCCGCCCACACCGGCATAGGTTTTGCCCTCGCCCATGGGGCCTATAAGCATGCACACATGGGCATCAGAGAAAACAAACGCCTCTTGTGTAGGGGAGAAATCAAACACAAAATCATTTTTTGCAATCTCAGGAGCCGTCGCTGTCATCAGACCTCCCGATAAGACGAAGCACCCGGCGGCCGTCTGCCTGGCCCGGGGCGCCGTCTTCATCCTGGCCAGTGGCCTTGCGGGTTAGAAAAACAATTCTGCCCTTCTGGTCATCATCAAGGAGACCGGCTTTTGCCAGCTTGGTTTCAATAATTTTATGAACCATGCGCATGGCAGCAATCCTTTGCTCCTGGCGCCGGTCATCTTCTGCAAGCAGAAAAGCAGCCCGCTTAATAATCCAGCGAACAACCTTGTCAGCAGCCTCATCCTGGCGCGCAGAAATAATTGCTTCCCGCCACTGCATCAGCTCGCCTGCAATGTTTTCTGCGGCCGCTGCAGCACGCTCAGCACTGGTGGCACCCGCCTGCCTGGACCAGTCCAGGGCCTGTTTTTCCATTTCCTCTAATGCTGCCAGGTCTTCAGGCACCACACGGTTTACATGGTCCTGGATTTTGGCAAACGCCTCGGTTCCTGCGGACTGGCGTATTTTTGCCATGTACCTGCCCACAGTTGCCTCAGAAACATCAGCATTGTGATCCTCCTGGAGCCGGGCTGTCATTTCAGCCCTGGTGGTCACCCCATCGGCCATAAGCTGCTGGACCGTATCTGACAACCCCAGTTGCTCAATTTTGCAGGTCTTTGGCATGCCTTAAACTTTTTTTCTGGCTGCGTTTATGATTGCCGCCGGGGGCGGGCACCGCTTGCCCGCCCCCGGCCAAGCAACGAAAAGGAGGACCACAGAAACGAAAAAACCCCATGGCACAAGAAAAAAATTCCTGCTATTGCCATGGGGTCAGCATACCATTGGTTTTTAGGTCAAAAAGAAAACAGACAGGCGGCGGGCATATTTAGGCAGGTTTTTAAACAAATTGGCATCACAGCAACACAAAAAACCCTTGACACATTTTTTTTCAGACCGCCGGGACCACCCCCAGATCCTTATAAGCCTCAAGCCTTTTATTAAAAGACGATTTTAAAAACGGGTGTGCATCCTCGTATTCCACAAGCCTTCCGCCCGGCCTTATCCTGCAGACAATATTTGTTGCCGTGTCCCTGTATTTAAAAGGGGC